CGTCAAGACACATTATCTGGTTCATTCTTGAATAAGAACAAGTATCTTGATAAAGTGATTATGAATCACCTGTCACCAAATGATTCACCACTGACACCAAAAGGTCAGGATGAATATCAACAGATTTGGTCCAGTATTATTGCTAATGATGGTTCAGTGCAACATTTAGAATGGATGGATGAATACTCGAAAGAGGTTTTCAAAACATCTATGGAGATTGACCAGCGTTGGGTGATTGAACATGCTGCCGATAGACAGCAACATATTGACCAAGCACAATCGTTGAATGTATTCTTCCGTCCTGATGCACACATCAAGTATATTCATGCAGTGCATTTCCTTGCATGGAAAAAAGGTTTGAAAACTCTATACTACTGCCGTTCTGAAAAGTTGGCTAAAGCAGATAAAGTATCTAAACGTATTGAACGTGAAGTTATTAAAGAACTTGATATGTCTGCAATTGCACAAGGTAATGACTGTATTGCATGTGAGGGTTAAATGCTAGAGACAATTTGCGATACATTAGTAGAAGCATACAGAAGAAATTGGATTACTAGCCGTGATGGTAATGTGAGTATTCGCCATCACGATAGAGACCATTTCTACATTACACCTAGCGGTGTACGTAAGCAAACGTTACAGCCTGACCAATTTAAGAAGATTAAAATTGTTAGCAGTCTAATGTGGCGGGAAGAAGCGTACACTGATATCAGTGCAAATCTGAAACCGAGTGGTGAAATTCCTTTGCATTTTGGTCTGCAAAAGAATATGGGTCAGCATAGTAATGATGTTCGTGTAGTTGTGCATTTACATCCAACATATTGTGTAGCGGCTATGCATAGAGGTATTGAGTTGAGCAGTTTAGCCAATGATTTTCCTGAATTGAGCCGATATACAAACGTTGCTCGAAATGTTGGTGATGTACGACCAATTAGTCAAGAGTTAGCCGACCAATGTCATAAAAATTTAAAGCTTGACCATTATGGTAATATTGCTTACGATATTGTTGGTATCAAGGGACACGGTGTTGTCGCAATCGATACTAGCCCGTGGCGTGCATTTGAACATATTGAACGTTTGGAACATATTTGTCAAATCGTTTTAGCATCAGGAAATTATGGCACATCTAATAGCTAATCTACCAACAGTGAAATGCTTTGTTCGCAAAGAATTTCTATATGACTTTGAAAAAGGTCACGGACTACTTGAGCCTTGCTGGTGGGTTAGCATCAAATCACTGAGAGGTCAAGCATTTCGTATTGAATCATATCTGAATCAGTACGGTGCATTGTATGATAAATTGCCTATCAGTGCATATTGCTGGAAACCAATTGAAGGTGAACCTTTACCTTTGGATTACTTGCAATTATGGGACTGTTTGAGTTATGATATCACCGTTTTGAAGAAAGCACAACTTCAATCGATGAAGTGCAAATTCAAATTGAAAAACGGTGATTGGATGTATGGTGAGTATATGTTTACTGTAGATTCCGCACATCCAGATTTTAATATTATAGATACAGGTCTCTCTGAAGATGTTGAGGACCACAAATCATATAACTTTATTAAATGTGATAACGGTCAGTTTGCATGTCAGCCCAACAATAGAATGATTGTGTTTGAACCATCGAGTAATCCTCGTGAATTAAAATATCCTGATTTTAAAGTATCAACCAAAAGGTGGTCTGTAGAAACTGAAGCGAAGTGGGCTTTAGGTGATACTGACACCTTCATGTATGAAAGAAAAGAAAAATGAAAAAACTATTACTAACACTATTATTTGTTCCGTTAATTGCATTTGCACAAAAAGAAAAGCCGGGTGTTGCATATGATGTACTTCTAACAAGAGTCATCGATGGCGACACCGTAGCATTTCAAGCTAACTGGTTGCCAGACCCTCTTAAGAAAGAGTTGTCAGTCAGAGTCTTTGGTGTCGATACTCCAGAAAAAGGACACAGAGCTAAATGCCCTGCCGAAGATGCAAGAGGTCAGGCAGCAACAGCATTCACTAAAGATGCAATTAATAAATCTCAAAAGCGACAAGTCATCCTCATGGATTGGGACAAATATGGTGGTCGTGTATTGGGTGATGTATTACTAGATGGAAAAAGTTTGAGAATAATGTTAATCACAAATGGTTTCGCCAGAGAATATTATGGTGAAGCAAAAACCTCATGGTGCTGATATGAAAGTAATTAGATTTACCGCCTCATGGTGTCAACCATGTAAAATTATGAAAAATATGCTTGATGAAATTAAGCCAACAGTACCATTTGAAGTTGTTGATATCGATGTTAATCCTGAAGTTGCGGCAGACTATGGTATTCGTTCCATTCCAACATTGATTATGGTAGGTGAAAAGGGTGAAATTAAAAGACTCGGTGGAATCAAAACAAAAGAACAATTAACGGAGTGGCTCAATGCTTAAGAAAACGCAATTCAAATTAACAGACGAAAGAAACAGTTTCAAACCATTTAATTATCCGTGGGCATATGATGCGTGGATAAAACACGAACAAAGCCATTGGTTACATACTGAAGTGCCAATGCTTGAAGATGTTAAAGATTGGAAGAAAAGACTAACCACTGAAGAAAAGCAGTTTCTTACACACATTTTCAGATTCTTTACTCAAGGTGATATTGACGTTGCTGGTGGCTATGTTAAAAACTATTTGCCATATTTTCCACAACCTGAAGTTCGCATGATGTTATTGGGCTTCGCGGCAAGGGAAGCTTTGCACGTTGCGGCATATAGCCATTTGATTGAAACACTTGGTCTACCAGAAACTACGTATAATCAATTCTTGGAGTACCAAGAAATGCGCGATAAGCATGATTATATTTTAGATATCTCCAGCAAGAATGGTGATAAACAATCTACAGCCACACACATTGCTACATTCTCTGCATTTACTGAGGGTATGCAATTGTTTAGTTCTTTCATTATGCTATTAAACTTCCCACGAAACGGCAAAATGAAAGGCATGGGTCAAATCGTTACTTGGTCTATTGTTGATGAAACAATGCACACCGAGAATATGATTAAACTCTTTAAAGAATATGTTAAAGAAAATCCTGAAATCTGGAATGATGAGCTTAAAGGAAAACTTTACACTATTGCTGAACAAATGGTTCTACTCGAAGATAGGTTTATTGATTTGGCATTCAGCATGGGCCCTATGGCTAATTTGGACGCTGGTGACGTTAAACAGTACATCCGCTATATTGCTGATAGGCGCCTTATTTCTATGGGCCTTAAAGGAATTATGAAGGTGAAAAGAAACCCATTGCCATGGGTTGAAGAAATGATTAATGCACCGACACATACTAATTTCTTTGAGAACCGCGCAACAGATTATGCCAAAGGTGCATTATCTGGTACATGGGATGATGTTTGGGGCAAGGCAGCCTAAGGCAATAATAAACTGGGAGTGTTTACATGCTCCCAGTTTTGTTTTATAATGAAGAACATTGGAGTTAAATTATGATGATTAATAAAAAATTACAAGAGTTGGCCGCTGATGCAGGCTTTGCCTTCTGGGAAGATGAAGCATGGGGACCAGGACCAGGTAACATAGATTGGTCGAGCGAATATGATATGGAGCTACAAGGTCTGTATGATAGAATGCTTGAAGAAGTGTTGAAAACTATTGATGAATCAACCAAGGCACTGACTTTGACAAGCTTTGACGCAAGTTATATGGCAGGTGTAAACAAGAAACTCAAAGAAGATATTCTAACAAAATTTGGTAAATAATGAGACTGATTGACCTAATTAGGCAACTTGAAGATTTGTATTATACCTATGATGATGAATATAAACATCACATGGGTGAACCAGAGATTATGATTGATATCTTTGGTGAAATGGATACACCACACCAATTTCAATATAAGGGCTTTTCGCCTATTATTCATATTGACAAAACGGCTGATGGTGTGTATGATGTTATTAGAGCATTTGAAACAAAAGAGGATGAAGAATTATGGCTACAGAAGAAACACAAGTAAAACAAGAGAAAGCACAAAAGAAGATTGTGCAAATTACTACAAGCACCACAAATACAGGTCAAATTATCGTGACCGCATTGTGTAATGATGGTACAGTTTGGTATAAAATCCTAACTGGTAACGATGAATGGAAAAAAGTTGAGTCGCTATGAATCTGAATGTGGTTGTAATTGCAATCTATAATTTGTGCCTGATAGCTGGCACCGCATGGTTAGTTGCGGTGCATGATTGGTCGCCATGGTGGTTTCTATTAACTCTTGGTTTAATGTTGAATCATGTTACAACCAACGAAAAATAATTTTCTTGAAGATTTCAAGTTTGAATTCGAAGAATATGCCATCGGTGGTAAAATGATTACTGGTACATTTACTGTCACCGCCGAAATGATGGTACAAATCAGAAGTGATGCAGAGTTTGCACAATATGTAAAAATGCAAATGGCTAATCGGCTTGCTGAGGCCATGGTCGATAATAAACTTCTTGAATTCACCATGCAGGAAGATTATATACACCAACAAAAACATGTTCGCGTTCGTGGTTTTATGACGCCAGGTGAACAGGTTAAGATACTTAGAATGCACAGACCAAGCAAGCCATATTAGAGTGGGTATTCTTCTATTTTATATTGCACTGCAACATAAATAATCATATGTCGTGTCTAATATCGGAACGGCAAAACAATCGCTTTAAAAGGATAAAAAATGAACTATCAAGAACTAAATCAAAAATCAAAAGACTTCACTCTTGCAATGATTGATGCAAATAAACAAGCCGCTCATGCCACTATCGGGGCAATTAAGGGCTTTGTAGGTAAAGATTTTGCTACATATACCTATGGACTAACCTTCGTAGCGGATGAAATAGCAAACAATGCAAGAAAAATCGTTGAAAACTTCTCGGGACTTGCTAATGCAGGAGATAAGAAGTAATACAACATACTTTCAACCAGCCGTCAGAAACGGCTGGATTATAAAATTCTCCGTTTATAAAAATACTGAAATACTCTTGATGTTTGTTTCCAAGTATACGGGACAAACAATTGTCAGATACTTTTTGGAAGAAGATAATGCGGTAAAATATATAAATATGATTATCGCAAAAGATTCAACTGTCTTGCAAGACGTTTCAGAAATATAAGGACAATTTATGGCTATCACAATTAGTGGAACAACCGTTACATTTAATGACGCATCCACACAAACAAAGAATGTACCAAATTCAACTGCCGACTTATCGGCTGGCGGTGTAGGAACCTATGCATTTTTGAATTATCCAGGTAATAGTGCGGCTAGAAGTGCCGGTTTTACAATAGCCGGCAGTAGTTTGAATTATGCTGGTGTTTCCCCAACTCTTGGCAGTGGTTCACCTGGCGGTTCTTGGAGACTAATGGGTGCTCTTACTACATATTCTGTACCAAAAGGTACAGGATATACAACTGCATCTGTTTGGTTAAGATACGCATAAATTAAATATGAAAAAAGAAATTATTAATTTGGGGTGGCTGATTGAATCAGTCAGAGATTTGAAGTGGGCCAATGCTGAAAAGACTCGACTTGACTGCATTGTTAAATTTGATGCACACGATGAAGAATTACCTTTCACTATAGACCCCAACGATTTTTACCAACATTCTCTTGATTTGTGGGAAAAAGCAAACGCAGGTGAATACGGTGAAATTGCTGATTATGTACCACCACCTAAATCAGATTTTGATGCGCTGATGGAAAATTATCAAAATCAGTTTGGTGGCGACTTCTCCTTAGACAAAATCTAAGGCAAACATAAAAACCCGGCTTGACCGGGTTTTATTTTGTCTGTATAATCGCAACATGATTTACACAAAAACATTAGAATGGTACCACGGTCCAATATTCAATTATTGGAAAAAGTGGAAATCATATCCCAATCCCCACGACAATAACAAATATTGGCAATGTGAAGAAACCTGGTTTATCGCTGTTCAGTTATTCTCACCTTTTAAATGGTTTGAATATTCTGATTTTTATTATGACGGCCACACTGGCAAAGTAATCACAATTCTAGGCGTTAGATTCACCAAAGGGTACAGTTACCAAGCTGAAAGAATAGTTTAATTATGTTTATATTTGATGTTGAAACGTTGGGCAAACAGTCCAACTCCGTGATTCTATCGTTTGCATGTATTCATTTTAATCCAGATGATACACCAGGTCATGAAGAACTAAAGCAAAATGCATTTTTTGCTAAACTAAATGTAGCCGACCAAATTCAAAGGCTCAAACGCACCTCAGGTAAGTCCACAATTGAATGGTGGGCTAAACAATGCGAGAATGTGCGAAACAAATCATTTAAGCCATTACCCTCAGATGAAATATTTGAGGATGCATATGAACGCCTGCGAGAATGGGCAAAATCAAAGAATGATAATAAATGTTGGGTATGGGCTAGAGGTAATCTAGACCAACTTGTCATGGATGATATTGAAGAACAATTAGGCATTGAACCAGTATTTAAATATGAACGCTGGCGCGATGTACGTACCGCAGTGGATTTTCTATATGGCACGACCAATGGTTATGTCAAAGTAAATGTACCACCGTGGGTAGAATCATTTGATTCGTCACTGCATATTACCAAGCATAATCCAATTGACGATTGTGTATTTGATGCGATGATGTTAATGTATGGTGATAAAAATGAAGTACCAGCAGTTTGATGATTGGTTTGATGAATTAGAGAATTTCTCTATGCGCGGTGAACGTTTTCATGAAGAATTTTCTCATATTGATTATGAGACACGGAAACGCATGATTGAATGGCTCAAGGCCGCTTGGGTATGCGCGAGGAACGAACATGAATGATAGAATATTTGTAATTTCTGGTACAAACGAAGAATATTCTAGATTTATCAAAATTAAATGTGAGGAATTATACCGTGCAAATAATACCTCAATATCACTATCAAATTTCGTTTTTGTTAGTTCTGTAGATAAACTGAGAGGTTATCGTGACCCGCATGGTTATTTCATTGGCACATGGCGTAGTCGTAGAGATATTGAAGAAATTCTCTATGTAATTGAAACCGCAAGTACCACTGGCAATTTTGCACTAGACAAGATATTTTTAGAGTATAGAAAATGGAAACGAGAGAACAGTTAATTGAAGAAATAACCAATTATCTCCGCACCGGTGGGCTATTCAATCCAGAATTAGCAAATCATGAGGTTGTCAGAGATTTATTGATTACAACAAGAGATTATTTAAATGAACACCCCGAACGAGAATGATATAGTATACCGGCTGAGAAAACGCGCAGAGATACGCCGCCAGATAAAAGACAGAAAATCGGTACAAGAGGGCAGACCAGATAGAATAGCCGATATACTGGAAGAAGCCGCAGATGAAATAGAGAAACTAAGAAAAGATATCAATGAAACATGGCCTGAAGATTGGACAGCACCAAAATGAATTATTTAATGAGACTACTGCACCTGATTCCGTTTGTGCATTTCTATACACCATGGTCCGATACTAAAGAATGTGGTAGTTATGGTGGTTATGAGCGCCAACAAAGATTCTGTAAAGTATGCAATAAGAAACAATACCGAGTTATAGAGAACAGTTAATATGAGTAATTATCACAAACACGCATTAGAAGAATTTAGAGCCGCCAAATGGCTGGATGACAATGGTAACTATTGCGATGAAATGCAAGAGGCTATTTGTAAGCATATTCTAAAACTATTGGATGTATTTGGTGAAGAAGGCCATTCTGGTTCAACTGCACCATATACCATTAATCTATTCAGTAAACTAGCCGCATTTGAACCCGTAGTACCAATTACTGGTGAAGATTGGGAATGGGTTGAAGTAAGCACCGGTGTATATCAGAATAAACGATGCAGCCATGTATTTAAACAACCAGATAGGTTTAATGGTCAAGCATATGATATTGATGGGCGAGTATTCTGGGAATGGGCTAAGTCTAGTATAGACGGGACGATATACAAATCATATTTTACTGGTGGTGAATCTCATGTACCAATTACCTTTCCATATACACCAAAGCGTGAGTATGTTTTTGTACCAACCGAAGAATTTCCAAGTGAGGTGATTTAATATGGGTTCAGGACCAAGATTTTCAATAAGCTGGATGGAAGAACAATGGTGCCTGGGTATAGCATTTGTACCAGGTATGCCACACCGGCTATCATTTTATATTAATTTAATTAAACTACAAATCTATATCGGATTTGGTAAGGGTTATGATGAATAATAGAATTACAGAATTAGCCATCCAAACCGATATATGGTGTGACCAGAACATAGCACAAGACGCACCATGGTATAATAGCCAATGGGAAAGAAAATACGCAGAACTATTAATCCAAGAATGCTGCCAAGTAATAGAAAATTGGAAAAAAGAACCATTCCCATTTGATGAAACAACCGCAATCCAAATCATAAAAGACCATTTCAAACTATGACAATCAGAACCATTATCCATTGCGACAAATGTAATTCAGATAATGTATTACATGAAATGAAACGCCAACCAGTCCAAGAAGAACATAAGACTATGACAGAATTCATAGAGGACAGTAAGAAACCATCATACCAACACGCAGTATATTATTATACCCATTATGTCCTATTATGTAAAGACTGTGGACACCGTATGGAATATAGCGTATAATACCACATATTATGCTGAGAAACCAATAAACCACGATATTTCCTGTGGATAAACTGTGTATATATACAGTGCAATCCAACTAGTGATAGGAAATAGATTTTGCCTAGTGAAAAGATATGCCCGAAGTGTGGGACAAACCATAATAAAAGAGGACCGTATTGCAGTAGGTCCTGTGGTAATGGACGGGTATGGACTGATGAGGACAAAGAAAA